CTAGTCAGAGTTTTTGTAAAACTCTTTGAAGTATTCGACCCACATGCGAGTGGGATGAGAGAGAAAGCCCTTACTTTTCCAAACCATGGCCAAGGTCCACGTAATTTTAGGGTCTACAAGGGGAACGGTTACCAGACGAGTCGGGTCGAGTCTTTTACAGATTGATTCGGGCAGCAAGGCAATACCCATTTGAGTATGTACCATTTCCCCCATAAAATCCCAGTGACTGGTTTGGCCTACAATGTTGGGGCGAGCCGATATTTTTTGATAAAATGAACGAACATAAGAATAAAGAGAGAAGCTTTCAGGATAATAAATCAGCGGTTCGTCTTTAATTTCTTGCAAGGTAATCGCCTTTTTGTTAGCCAGCGGATGATCGGGCCAAAGGACGACACGCAAATACTCCTGATCGAAAATAAAGAAGTCGTAAGGGGTATCCGCATTAATCGGCAAGGCTACGAAGCCCGCCTGAATGAGCCCGTTATCGATAGAGGAAATAACATCGTGTGAGCCTACTTCGGCAAGTTCCACTTTGATGTCCGGAAATTTTTCAGAAAAATGATGGATAAACGGAGATATAAAGGTAGAGCCGATCATAGGCGGTACACCGATGGAAACGGTGCCGGAATTGAATTGGTGCGGGGATCCCAGCTCGTCGCTGATTTGTGCCAACTGATCGATTACCGATTCCACTTTGGGAAGGAGATAGGCGCCGATTTCCGTTAACTCCACGTGCTTTCCCGTTCGGTTAAACAGCTGTACTTGCCAGTAGTTTTCCAGGGCCTTGATACCCTTACTGATAGAGGGCTGGCTGATATGGAGTGAATGGGATGCCTTGGTAAAGCTTTTTTTGTGAGCTACTTCAATGAAGTAGGTTAATTGGAACAAATCCATAGACGAATGCCTCGTTTCTAAAATGTTACATTTATACCTAATTTCTTAAAATATTATGCTTATACATAGTACCATATTTCATAAGAGAATAAAACACCTTTTAACTATTGGCTTGTAGACTAGCCTATGCAAATTTCGTCAACAAATCCGTCAAAAATTACTTAAACACATCAGAAACTTTTTCAGCTGCTTTAAGCCGCATTTCGTCTGTATAATGCACATATGTATTAATAACGGTAGAAACGTTATCACCTAAAAGGCTGGCAACGGTTTTAATATCAGTGCCATTAGCTAACAGCGCGGTAGCGTACGTATGGCGAAAATCATGAATGGTTTTGTCTTTCACAACATGGCGAATAACCCTATTAATAGCTGCCGATTCAGAAATGTTTTCAGAAAATAATCGGCCGTCTTTAGAATGAATACGGTATTCCTTAAGGACCCTTACTAAAGAAGGCGGCATTGGAAGCACCCGATAACTACCCTTGGTTTTAAGAGGGCCAATGCGGCACTCGGACTTGCTGATGCGGACAAATTGTTTATTAATGCTGATGGTGTTATCAGAGAAATTCACATCATCCCAGGTGATCCCCAGAATCTCCCCATAGCGGCAGCCGGTATAACGAGCCACGCAAATAAGAGTATAGTGGTATAGGGAAGTCTCTCTTAGATAAGAAAAGAGCGTATTTATTTCCTCTTCGCTAAACGTCTTTACCTTGCGGGTTGTAGTTTTAACACGTTCGATTGAATCACATGGGTTATGAGTAATAATTCCATAAGGCCGCCTGGCGTAATTAAAAATTGTCCGCAGCCTAACTAGATACATATTACGGGTGCCGGGCAAAAGCTTGCGGTCGTTAAAAATCCGAATAATTTGGGCATGAGTTATCTCACGGATAGGAAGCGGCGCAATCTCGGAGAAAAATTGAATCGCAAGCCGGTAAGAAGTCCGGGTATTATATGTTAAATTCACCCGCTCTTCAAGATACAAAGATAAGAAATCCCGGAGTGTAATGGCCTTCAAATCCTCTGGAATAAATATGGAGATCGTATTTTTTAATTCTTCTATTATATCTTGTCCATATTCCTTGGCGGCGCGACGAGTCTCAAATCCCTGTTTTGATTTTTGACGCCACTTTTTGCCGTCTTTATACGAAACGACAACCTGGTAACCGCCATCCTTTTTTCGTATTGTAATGTTTGCCTGCATCCTACCACACCCAAATAAAAGAAAAGACCCATCCTGGTGCGCTAGTGCCTTATGGCACAAAAAGCGTGATGGGTACGTTAACCCCATCTTAGCACACAAGAGAACAACAAACCAATCAATACCAACACAAAAAAAATGAGGGCCTTACAAAATGTAAGGCCCTCGGCAGGCAAGCTGCGCTTTGGAAATTGGCGGCATAGCCGCCTGGAGAGCAAGTCCCCGTCAATAATCCAATTATAGCACGAGTAGCCTTACTTGCATAGAGCCAAACTATTTTCTTGATAAAATACCAAAAATACCAGCCACAACGAAAGGAATTAACAAAATAGAAAGCGCAAAAGAAAGCGCAATTCCCCACGCATCAAATCCGGAAACATCAGAAGAAACCAAAAAGAATCGACACGCAGCGGTAATGACGAAATAAAATATAAACGTACGGAATTTATTAGGCTCGTTATGGATAGCAGTAACCAAAAAGGATACGACTAGAGCCCCATAGCCACACCACACAGAAATAGAATAAAAATCTAAAAAATAACAAACGATCCCGACAATAGGCAATCCAAAATAAAAAACATCAAGCACAAGCAACACCCCTTAATGAGTCTACTTAATATAGCAAGACGTACCCGCAAAAACATTTAGTAATTCCAACACTCGTTCAGTAGTAAGTAGCTTCTCTTCCCGTATCCCGTCTATCATATCGGCATTATTCCGCAAACACGTATGAGCAATTAGAAGAAACGCAAACTTATTTGCTTCAAGCTCTTGCCGACCCGCCTTCTCCGGGCTCTCCTTATAAGGAACAACATCAAACCCCAAAACCCTATGCTGCACATGACCAAGAACGGCATGGCCAAGCTCGTGGGCAATAACAACGTTTTGGGCATTAAAGTTAAGGCGTTTATTAATATAAATAACATTATGCCCGAATACACAAAGAGACAAACCTTTTGGCATATCGGGGGATTATCACCTTCTTTACGCTTATTTTTAAACACCGACACAACTCGATAGGGTCATTCGTGCCGTACTCACGAATTAAATCCAGCACAACCGGCAACATACGTTTCACGATTCATCCTCCAGGGCTGCTTGAATTAACCGTTCGAGCAACTCTTTTTTGATAGGCTTACCACCATAGGTACAGTAGGAAGCGGACTTTAACACGTCTTTAAGATCGGTTCGTGCCGAAAAGCTGCTACCCTCAAAATCATAACCAAGAAGCCACGCCGGGCTTACCGACAAAGCGCCGGCAATTAGAGCCACCTTATCCTGCTTAGGGACATACTTACCAGTTAAATAATCAGAAATAGACGAAGTTCTTAAGCCCGTAAGTCTCGATAAGTCAGCTTGACTAATAGACCGCTCGGACATAATTTGCCGCAATCGCTCGATAAACGTATTCATAAAAAACCTTCCAATCTGCGAACGAAACAAACTATATAAGTAGTATATACGGAAAAGCGTATCACATCAATATAAAATAAAAAAGATTATACGGAAAACCGTTTACAAAAATACATATGTGTGATATATTTGTAACAACACGGAAAACCGTGCAAAAGGGGTGAGAAAAATGGAAAAATTCAATTATGCAAAATTAAGAGGTTTTATTGCAGAACACTTTGTAACCCATAGCAATTTTGCCAAATTCTTAGGAATCGGCACTACAGCCCTGTCCGAAAGAATGCAAAACAAGGTCCCTTTCACACAAAGGGAGATTGCAAAAGTGGCTAGAGAGGCAACCGACAAGAAACTTTCGGCCGAAGAAGTAGAAACTCTTTTTTTTACATATTAAGCACGGAAAACCGTGCAACATAAGAAAGGAAAATGAAAATGGACACATGGACGGTTAATAAGCTAGAACAAATGGGCATAGACCCTAGCACCGCATGTAAGAAATGCGGCCACAACAACGGAATCAACAACGGCTACGGGCAGGGACCGTGCGGGCAAGCCCACTGCTGGCTAACTTTATATGACGATGACGAGGAGGCCCAGTAATGTGAAGGAGAAAAAGGATGTCATGTCCGTAAAAGACGTATCAGAATACTACGGAGTGTCTCAATCAGCTGTATACAGGCTAAGAGACGAAAATAAACTCCACCAATTACCGCTGCCCGGCGTAAAGTTCGGCCGCCAAGAAGTAGAGGCTCTAGCCGGTATTGAATGGGAATATTCGGCAACAGGCTACAGACGGCTAAAGGAAGAAAACAGCCGCCTGGAAGCGGAAAACGAAACTCTTAAAAAGAAGATTAAAAAAATCACCAGCGAGCTGCTGGTGATAAGCGGAGAGATTTAGGAGGGGAATAAAATGACGCCGGAAGAAAAAGAAATGATGTGGCTTATCGTAAAACAAGATCAAAAGCAAAAGGCCGTTATAGTGGCAGCTTTTGAACGGATCCTTTGCATGGCCGGGGAAGAATGCACACTGACCTACAATCCGCAAGACTGGGCAGTAACAATTAAATGGCCGTCAGGGTATGAGAAGGTCGTAAACATCGCCGCCGATAGCCACACCGCTATGCTGTACGACATTCTTAAACAGGGATTTTTTAAATAGGAGGTAAATATGGAACATTTGAAAATCAAAATTAAAAAGACACATCCCGAAGCGCAAATCCCCTTGGTTACGCAAGGAAACGCATGTTTCGACTTCTACGCAATAGAAGACACGGCAGTAAAATCCATGCACCTTTCTACGGCGACTTTCGTCCGAACAGGGCTTTCATTCGAAATCCCGGAAGGTTATCATATGAAGCTCTTCATGAGAAGCTCACAAGGAGCAAAGACAAAATTTTACTTAGCCAATTGCGTTGGCATTGTAGATAGCAGTTACCGGGGTGAAGTTATGGGAATATTTAAAATCACAGCCGGAAGACGAATTAAAAAATACATTCATAAGGGCGAGCGATTCATGCAGGGATTAATCGAAAAAAACATCCCGGTAGAGTTCGAAGAGGTGGATAAACTAAGCCAAACCGATCGCGGCGAAGGCGGATTTGGAAGTACCGGCAAATGATGACTAAAGGCATGTATACCAGTAACAGTGAAGAATGGGGTACGCCTCAAGAACTCTTTAACAGGCTAAACAAAGAGTTTAACTTCACCCTCGATATATGTGCGAGTAAAGAAAACGCCAAATGCCCTAAATACTACACCAAAGAAGAAGATGCCCTAAAGAAAGAATGGGGGGGCGTCATATGGATGAATCCCCCGTACGGAAGACAAATCGGAAACTGGGTAAAAAAGGCAAAAGAAGCGTCACAGCAAGGTAAGGCAACGGTCGTCTGCTTGCTGCCAGCCCGGACGGATACCGCCTGGTGGCACGATTACGCCATGAAAGCTAACGAAATAAGGCTTATAAGAGGTCGCCTTAAATTCGGAGACGGCAAAGGAAGCGCTCCGTTTCCGTCGGCAATAGTCGTTTTTAAAAAGGACTTAGCACCCAAGATCCAAATAAACTCATACGAAAGGTGAAAATTAATGAATAGAGTAGAGGTTATACAGGTGTTCGAAGATGCCATTAAAAATGGCAATAAGTTTATAGGACTCATGATCGAAAAAGAAGGTGCAGGGCCTGAAATAAGCATTATTCCCAGCCAAAACTTTATACGAAAGAAACGCTACCTTTTAAAGGCTTACGACAATGACATGAGAAATAACAGAGACCGGGGGTTAAAAATCACACACGCCTGGCCCATTAATTCAGAAGACGCATACGGAGTATTACCGAGCGGAGGTTAAATTATGAAAATCACATTACCGGAATGGATTAACACGAAAAAAGCATATGAAGAAGAATTGAATATTAAAGATATAAAATGGCAGCTCGAAGGAACGAAAATTATAAATAAACGACTGCTGGAAGATAACTTTGAGCTGCTGACAGAAAACCGCCGCCTAAAAGAAGAAAACAAAGATATTAAATTCTATGCTACGTGTGGCGGTATTTTCATAGGCGCATTGGTTTTAGTAGACCTCATAACCTCTATAAGCCTGGTCGATTTAATTACCCGATGAGTAGTAAAAGTTTTATCCACTGCCCGGTAGACGGATTGATCCCCGATACCGTTTGCCCTAACTGTAAGTATTTTGAAGGCCATAGAACCTGGGCGTGCTTATATAGAGTTAGACACAAAATAAAGCAAGAAGACTCCAGGGCTAAACAACTGGTAGAAGATATGAGAAACCGAATAGAAGAAGTCAATAAAAAAAGACGCCACAAGGGCGTCTAACGTAAAAGGCAGACCGGAGCCGGCAAGCTCCGTAAATGGTCTATATATATTATACATTATATAGTGAGAAAAAAACAGGGCTTCGGCCCTGTTATCGCTAGATTAAGTCTATTAAATATACGACCACATTAAAACCAAGAGGTCGAATTTATGTATATACAAAAAACGGTAAAAGCAGGACCCGTAATTGAGATCCGGAAATACCACACGTCAAGATATAAAACCCCGACGATGCCAAGATCCCCGAACAATAAAAACACATCGGCCGAGCAATGGAAGGTAAACGAGAAAAATTCAATCCAAAATCTCTATTACCTAATCCTTGAAAATTTTAAAGAAGAAGACGTTCGAATCGACCTTACCTATAAAGAGCCGGAGCCTGGAAAAGAAGAAGCCAAAAACAGATTAGACAATTTTCTCCGTAAACTCCGAAGACTCTATCACCGGCTAGGCGAACAATTAAAATGGATTGCTACCACGGAATGCAAAGGACATCGCATTCATCATCACTTGCTGGTAAATAACATCGGCCTATCACGAACCGATTACAAAAAGCTATGGCCACACGGAGAAATTCCCTACAAGGCCTTTCGGTTTTACGACGGAAAGGCGGACGATGCAAGACGAGTCGCCGAATACTTTGTAAAAGAAACAAGAGAAACCTTTTGCGAAGAAGATTCAATCCAAAAATCAAGATACCGGGCAAGTAGGAATCTAAAAAAGCCGGAAGTAAAAAAAGAAATCATAAAAAGTAAAACCTGGAAAGAGCCGAAAGCTCCGAAAGGATACTACATAGAAAAACCGGTGCAGTACGGATACACCGCCTTTGGCTTTCCGTATATGTTTTACCGAATGATAAGGACGGGTGACGATGACGATAAGATATCTAATCAGAAAAAACCGAGCGGAATACGCCGCCATCGAAGAAGGACGGGAAAATACCCTTTGGGTACATGACGATAAACGCTGCTTTAAGCCCGATGAAAAAATCCATTTCGTCGAAATGATAAACGGCAAACGAACTCATAAAGGTTGCTGGGCAAATATTGAACGAGTCTATGAAGGTAGATTAATCAAATACAGGGTGGTGAAACACGATGAACTTAGTAAAGACGAAGAGAGTAAAACTAAAAGGAAAGGCCGCTAAGGAATTTTACAACCAAATTTACGAGCGTGACGGCGGTACATGCATTTGGTGCGGAGCTCCCGTTGAATACGGCGTAAAACATCACCACGAGCCGTGCGGGATATATAAGTCCGACGAAATAGAAAAAGCCGTTATGCTTTGCCCTAGCTGTCACCACAGACGGCACTTTAAAGATGTAGCCGAAGGGGAAGCGGTATGCCGTGAATATCTTCAAGAGCTTTATGGAGAAAAAGGAGCAAAGAGAGAATAAACCGGTCGAAATCGACCAGAATAGGAGACAAAATATGACCAAAATAAAATTCGGAAATTACGAGCCGGTAGAAGATCTAAGCGGACGCTTTCCGTCATTTTCGAAGTTGCTATATCACTATGAATTCAAAAATGGATACGGAGCAAGCGTGCTTCGCTCTAGTTATAGTTTTGGCGGAGATAGGGGATTGTTCGAACTTGCTGTTTTAAAGGACGGGGATATTTGCTACAGCACACCGATAACAAACGACGTCATCGGATATTTGACCGCCGATGAAGTCGCCGAGTATTTACAGCAAATAGAAAAACTACCGGACTTACAAAAGGAGAAAAACACATGGAACAAATCGGAATAGGTATGTTTTTAGCAGGGCTTACGGGAATATTAATTGTAATGGGAAAATGGATTTATGAATGCGAAGGGATAGAAGGAATAACATTGTACGTATTAGGGGCCATGACACTCATCGGAACGATCTTAGCAACAGGCGGTAATCGCTAATAAAATTAAGAAAGGAGCAAACTATGCTAGATAGAAAAATAAGAAAATTCGAAATCGGTAAACACCAAGTATTTAATATCGTGTACGAACAAGACAACGAAAACACGGGAGGATACGACACCCTGCAATTAAAATGTTCGGAATATCCGAGGCCGGAATTAATTGAAGCGGTAAAAGAACTTTCGCCTTATATCACCGAGATTTTAGAATTGCCGGACTATTGCGAAGATCGTCTAATAACCAAAAAGCTCACCTACACATATAACGAGAAGACGGCAGAGACAAGCGTTACCATAACGGCCAGATTTTACATACCTAACGCCGGAACGTTCATCGAAGCAAAGGTGCCGAAGAGGGTTATAAATTATGGAACACCGACTAGTGAAATTCCGTTTACACCCGAATGTAGCGAAGTAATTGAACGATTAACGACGGAAATTTTCAGATATATAGACGGCGATAGAGCTCAAGATAAGCTGAATTTTGACGACAGAGAGGAGAATTAACAATGGAGCTAGAAATAACCACAAACACAGGGGTAATAATAGGGCTAATAATTACACTAATAATCCTAGCCGTCGTACTAAAGTCTGCGGCAAAAGAACAAGACGTCGAGATTAAATTCACTCCCACATCACAAGCGGCAACAAAGGTGCAAAAGTATGAAGGCGCAAAAACGTTAGAGGCCGTACAATGGACTGGCGAAAACATACAGGACGTTTGGGAAACCGTAAGGTGCTGCGCAACAAGCCAAGAGATGCACATTTTACCCGCCACTGGAAGAATAGAAATAACATGGCACCAAAGCAGGGAAACGGCCTTTCCTGGCGACTACTTCATAAAGCCGGAAGTAAGTTCGAGATTACAGATTATTAAAGTAATGGGAAAGGGATATTTCGAGGAAAACTACAGAATTAAGCAAGATAGCAACATAAGAAATAGCGAAAACGGGCAAATAAGAGAGGACTAACCATGAAAATAAGAGACCTAAAAGACACCATAAACCTTATGACAAGCGACGACTACAAAGACCGGCTTCTTGCTGAATACTGGCAGCTAAAAATTAGGCACCAAAAATTACAAGTTGCCATAGCAAGAAAAAGCCAACGATTAGACCGAGATACAAAAACTCCGATAGACGCACTCCAGGCACAGTCACATGTAATGGAACGGTACTTAAATCTACTAAGACTAAGAGCTAGAGAAGAAGGCATCGTAATAGGCGAACAATAACAAACAAGTCACCAAAACCAAAGGAGAACCGGACATGCTGATAATTAAAAACGGAAAAACCATAGGAGCACTGCAATTATTTAGGGTTAGAAAAACAGGAATTGTCGCAAGGCAAAACGCAAAAGACATAGTAGTATTTCACGGAGAAGAAGAGCAGGACAGAAAAGTGATGAAAAAGATATTATGGATACTGCAAGCACTACACGCCGGAGAAATAGAAAAAAACAACATCATACGGTACAACGGAACCATAGATATGGACGTCATCATCAAGGAGACCATAAAAGAATGGTAGAAAACATAACGGCCATAAAATACCTACAATCAATCCGAACACTAGACATCAGGCTAAAGACCCTAGAAACAAGAATCTCAAGATATAGAGAAGATATCTGTACCCTAAAAGGAACGGATTATTCGGCAGATAAGGTTTCCGGAACGCCCGGAAGCGGTATGGCAGATAAAGTGGCACGCCTAGCGGATATGATTGCGGATGCGGACCAGGAATGGGATAAGCTCATCGAAAAAAGAGAAGAGGCACGGCTCTTAATCGAAAAGCTGGAAAATCCTAAACACCAAAGTATCCTTTCGAGAAGATATCTTTACGGCGAAAAGTGGGAAAATATATGTAAGGCCCTGGGCTGCACGTGGCCGAATATTTTTAGAACGCAGCGACGAGCCCTAAAAAGTTTCGATATAATCCTTAAAAAATCAAAAGAGGGTACTTAAAGTTACATATCGCTCTGTGATATCATGTAAGCTAGAAAAATAAGACAAGGAAGACCTGTATAGTGCAGGCCTTCCTTTTTTGTTGCCGTAAAAAGCGAGGGTAGCATGATCCGATGCGATAACCAAAGATGCAAACACAACCACCGCGAAATATGCGTAAACATGCACCTACAGATAGAATCGGAGCGGTGCATATGCTTTGAGCCAAAGTGGCAGAAAAAACGAAAAACAAACGAAACAGATATAAACCATACACCCGTCCACTACTCAACGAGACGGCGTACGTTTAAGTAGGAGAAACTATGACAAAAAACAAGGTACGAGGTGAACCCGTTCGCCGTGAGAAGATATTTATCAAAGACACAGATACGCGCACAAAAGACGCGCGAAGAAAAAACATTAATATAAGGCGTCGTTCGACAACATGGAAGAAATTTCACACGGCCCAAAACCTGGAAGTCATTAAAAGCCTATGCCGTAAAGGATGGCATAATGACGAGATTGCAGCCTACATCGGAATTTCCGAATCAACGCTTTATGAGTGGACTAAAAAACATCCGGAGTTTTCGGAGGCACTTTCAATCGGAAAAGACTACTGTGTAGCCCAGGTAGAAAATGCCTTGTTTCAAAGGGCTGTAGGCATTGAAAAAAAGATGCCAAAGAAAGAACAGACCGTCACAACAGACATCATAAAAGACGGCAAGGTTGTAGGAAAACAAGTCACAAAGAAGATAGAAAACGAACTTGTGTTCGTACCGCCGGAAACGAAGGCGGCTACCTTTATTCTTACTAATTTAGCACCGGACGACTGGAAACAAAAACAACAAACAGAATTAACCGGAAGCGTCGAAATAAACGCCAACATGGATTTATCGGAACGACTGCAACAGGCATTACTAAAGAAAGGGGAAGCGGCTAATGAATAAAGACGAAGCATATAAGCTCATGGACTGTCTAGGCCGCTTAACTCACGATCCGGTAGCCTGGGTATATTTTGCATTCGACTGGGATAACGACCCGGAATTAAAGGGACAAAAGCCGCAAAAATGGCAGCTGGAGCAACTAGAAAGAATCGCTAAAGGACTGGAAACGCCGGATAATATCATACGTCAAGCGGTTTCATCTGGTCATGGTTGCGGCAAGTCGACCCTCGTATCCTGGCTCATCTTATGGGCCATATCGACTCATCCGGACACAAGAGGCGTCGTAACAGCAAACACCGAAGCCCAATTAAGAACAAAAACCTGGGCGGAACTTGCTAAATGGTACAGAAAGTTCATCGGTAAAGAATTATTCACCTACACGGCAACGGCGATATTTTCAATTGAAGCGGAACATGAAAGGACCTGGAGAATTGACGCCATTCCCTGGTCCGTCACAAATACCGAAGCCTTTGCCGGGCTACACAATCAGGGCCGAAGAATTCTTATCATATTTGATGAAGCCTCCGCCATAGACGATCGTATCTGGGAAGTAGCAGAAGGCGCCTTAACGGATAAGAACACCGAAATCATCTGGTGCTGTTACGGGAACCCTACCCGTAACGTGGGAAGGTTCCACGCTTGTTTCACCAAATACAGAAACTACTGGGACACCAAAAAGATAGACTCCAGGGACGTGGCCATATCAAACAAAGCCCAAATCGAACAGTGGAAAAATCAATACGGCGAAGATTCAGACTTCTTCAAAGTCCGTGTACGTGGCGAATTCCCGTCATCGTCTGACGCGCAATATATCGGAGTGGATATTGTAGAAGCGGCCACAAAAAGAACGCTCCGGCCGGCTGAATACAACTTTGCACCCATTATTATAGGTGTGGACCCGGCATGGACGGGAAGCGACCAATTCGTAATCATCATGCGCCAAGGCCTTTACAGCAAGGTCCTAGGCGAATATCAGAAAAACGACAATGACGGAGCCATGGCGGCCATATTGGCAGGGTTCGAAGACGAATACAAAGCCGATGCGGTCTTTATCGACCAGGGCTACGGAACAGGGCTTTATTCGTTCGGCGTAACCATGGGAAGAACCTGGAAACTGGTAGCATTTGGCGGAAAGTCTGGAACAAAAGGTTTTGCTAATAAAAGGGCTGAAATATGGGGGAAGATGAAAGACTGGCTTATAAATGGCGGGGTGCTGCCGGATGATGACGTTTTAAGAGACGACCTCATAGGTCCAGAAGCATCCGTTAACGAAAAAGGCGAAATTATCTTGGAAAGTAAAGACCATATGAAGGCCCGCGGCGTACCGTCACCGAATAAAGCAGACGCACTGGCTTTAACATTTGCGTTGCCGGTGTTAAAAAGCCAAAGACAACAAACGGCAGCACAAACAAAATACAATCCGTTTAGAAAGGGGTAATACCAAATGTGTGGATTAAAAGGACTGTTCGGAAGTAGTTCATCTCCCGAATTTAAAACGCCGGATCCTACGGTACAGGCCGTAAATAACGGCGACCAAGGAACAGCCGATAGCGTCGAAAAACAGCGTAAAAAGCGCGGTTTTCAAAGTACGCGCACGGCTATAGACACGGCATTAGGAACAACCAATGGCAAAAATACATTGGGATAAAGGAGAAGGCATGCGTAAAGAAATAAAAACGGAATTAGCCAGAAGCCCGACGGAAAATAAAAAGACGGTAAAACCGAACACATGTAAAGATAAAAGAAAACTCGTGCAGCGATTTAATGCCTTATTTCAAGCAAGGCGGCCCTGGGAAAGAGTGTGGAAGTTAATCCGTGATTACGAGCTTCCCTATGACGGCTTATTCGATGACGACACGGCAGGAAAACCCGTTATTCATGACGAAGAAATTTTTACAGGTGTTATTCAAGAAGCCCGCGATACCTTTGCAGCAGGCGTTCAATCGGGGCTCACACCGCCGTCTAGGCGCTGGTTTCGCTTTGGTATCGGAAATAAGGACCTGGCCGATGATACAGGTGTACAACGGTTCCTGGATACAAGGGCCGATATCATGGAATCTGTATTGTCCGGTTCGAACTTCTACAACGCTATACACCAATGTTATTCAGAACTTCCTTTTGGCCAAGCGGCCCTGGGGATTTTCTCGCAAGGCGGCACGGTAACGTTTGTCCCGTATACTATAGGCACCTATGCCCTGGCGTGTGACGCAACAGGTAGAGTCTCGACATTTGCCCGTAGAGCCAAGATGACCGTAAACCAAATCGTAAAGCAATTCGGATACGACAATTGTCCGATGACTGTTAAGCAGTCCTACGATAACGGAAGCGGCCATCAAAACTACCACGTAGTATGCTGGCTCGTCGAAAAGAACGAAGATAACGACCCAAACAAGCTAAACAATAAGAAGATGCCGTTCACCTCGACATACTGGGTAGAAGACTCCAACGAAGATGAATGCCTGGCGGTTACGGGATTTGAGGAGTGGCCCGTACCCGTGGCTCGTTACACGGTAAAAGGAACAGAAGCCTACGCAACGGGCCCTGGCTGGAACGCCTTGCCGGACGCCAAAATGTTACAGCAAATGGAGCTCGACGCTATCACAGCCATTGAAATGGGCGTAAAGCCTCCCTTACAGGTCCCTCCGTCGCAAGTAGGAAACATCAATCTCTTTCCCGGCGGCACGACAGCCATAAACGATCCGAATGAAGCCATACGTCCTATTTTCCAGGGGCAACTGGCGATTGGTGAACTTGAAGGAAAAATCCAACGTGTGGAAGATAGGGTAAAACGCACATACTCCTCGGACCTATTCTTAATGCTGGACCAGTTAGACAAAGGCAGAATGACGGCCCAGGAAGTCATGGCCCGTAACCAGGAAAAACTGCAACAGCTAGGCCCCGTGGTAGAACGCCTTCAATACGAATTCTTAAACCGTATCCTAGAAAGGGTCTATAACATTCTTGACCGAAGCGGCATTTTCCCGGACATTCCCGAAGAGCTGCAAGACATTGTAGGTGAAGAGTTTAGGATCGAATATATTTCGCCGCTCGCTCAAGCTCAAAAGATGAGTGGTCTTACATCGATCGAACAAGGCATCGGCTTTATTGGACAGGCTGCACAATTCGACCAGACGGTCCTCGATAAAGTTAACCTTACAGAAGCGGTCGCTAATTACTTAGCACAAGTAGGCGTACCGGCAGCTATGATCCGTTCGGATGAAGAAGTTGAACAAATCCAAAAACAGCGCCAAGAAGCCCAAGCCGCAGCCGAAGCCCAGGCCCAACAGCAAGCAGCTATCGCACAAGCTCCGGACCTTGCAGCCGCAGCTAAAAACGCAACAGAAGCGGCAAATGATGGAAATCCGGCTATGCAAGAATGGCTAGGAATGAGGTAAAAATGCACGAAAAAGAACGAAAGACAGCACAACTCATAGAAGAAACCATACGTAGTAAGGATATGGAAGCGTTGCGATACGTCATGGAAAGTCCGCTAGGACGGCATTTCATGGCCCGCCTTTTGGATACGACGAGAATCTATAGCCCGTTATCCAATGAAACCACACTCTTAGACGAGGGGCGCCGTCGTGTAGGCCTTGAATATTTAAAACTCATTCAATCTATGGGACTTGAAGGTATGAAATTACTTCACCAAATGGAAGAAGAATACGCCACAAAACGCATCGAACTAGAAAGGATGAAAACGACATGGAACAATTGAAATTAAAATTTGACCTGCAACGATTCGCCGAAGGCCCGGAAAGCCAAGAGGCAGAAGGAGCACAAGAACAATCGACCGATGCGAGCGCTAACCAAGAAGGCAGCGACTCATTTATCGGTAAAGGCACCCAGACCGCCTTAGGCGGTGAAGGCGAAAGCGCGGCTCCGCAAGTACCCGAATCATACGATTTCACGGCCGTATTAAAAGAAACGGGCCTGGAAGCGGACGAAAAAAGCACCGAAGAATTTACTAATCTCTTAAAGGGTATGGGCGCAACTCAAGAACAGGCAGCCGGTATGGCAACATACGGCATTCAGTATGCTCAAGGCGTGGCAGAAGCGGTAGCTAAAAATCTCCAGGAACAATACGTAAACGAAGTAAAGTCCTGGGGTGATGCGGCAAAAGAAGAATTAGGCGGGGCTTATCAAGAAACGCTCGGTAAAGCTGCAACCGCAAGAGATTATATTGAACAAAAGATTCCCGGCTTTACAAAGATGCTAAATCTAACGGGAGCCGGTAATCATATAGCCATGATTAAAACCATGGCAGCCTTTGCCGATTTAATCGGTGAAGACCCCGGTAAAATGGGTGGCGCAGGCACCGCCGCAACAAGTACCGACATGTATCCTCATACGGATTTTTCCAAGTATTAATTTAAAAGGAGACCAAAAAATATGATTGGAAGCACAGCATTAACTTTCTCGGATTTGCGTAAGCGCTTAAATCCCCAGGGCCAACTCGACACGATCATGGAAGTCATGGCTCAAAGTAACCCTATCATGGAAGACATCCCCTGGATGGAAGGAAACCTTCCCACAGGCAACCAGACAACCGTACGCACGTCGTACCCTCACCCGGAACTCCGTCGTGTAAATGCCGGCGTAAAACCCGGAAAATCAACGACAAAGCAAATCATCGACACGTGCTGCTTGATGGAAGCGCGCTCGGAAGTGGACGTAAAGCTTGTGAAACTTGCTCCGGACAAACAAGCCTTTCGCATGTCCGAAGACAAAGCCTATATCCAGGGCTTTACGGATGATCTCGCTAAGTACATGTTCTACGGCGACACGGACGCAAACCCGGACCAGTTTAATGGCCTCGGCATCCGCTATAACACGTTTAAAGGCGACCTCGGAGAAGAAGGCTACCAGGTAGTAAACGCTGGTGGCAAGACGGCCAACAAACAAACCTCCGCATACATCGTCGATTGGGGCGAAGATGCGGTCGTCGGCATTTACCCGAAAGGCTCGAAAGCAGGCCTTGATATCCAGGACCTCGGCGAAATTGACGCCATCGACGCAAACGGCGGTAAATACCGGGCCCTTGCAACGCTCTTTGACTGGGATGCAGGCCTCGCCGTTAAGAACATCCGTAAAGTCGCAGCCGTTCGTAATATTGATTGCAAGGCAGCAGCCGAAGACTCTACCTCCGAAGCTCGTAAAGCCTTTGCAGAACGCATCATCGTAGCAAAGAATAAAATAGTAAGCCCGAAACGTCCGATCTTGTACGTATCGCCCATGGCATATACGATGCTTGAACTTCACTTATCGGACAAAGACAACGTATACGTAACCCGTCAGGAATTAGCACAGGGCATCCCGACACTTTATGTATCAGGCTTAATCGTTAAGAAAAACGACGCATTGACGGAAACCGAACCCGTCATCGCCTAGAAAGGAGAAACTATGATATACGATGCAGAAAATACGTTCTTCTGGAACGTGAAATTATCCGGTACGTCCGGTACAGGCGAAGTTATTAAAACAGGTAAAGGCGACGCAGGAAGTCCTTTAACCTTAGTTGTTAAATTACCCGGCGCCTCGGCAGATTGCACGGTAACGCTTGAAACAGCGGACAACGATAAGATGACAGGAACTAAGACCCTGGGTACGTATACGGCTGAAAAGGGTAAAACCTTAGCTGTTAAAGTACCTTACGGAGACCTCGGTTATCTCCGCTTAAAATGGGCGTCCGCCGCAGCCCAATCGGCAGGCACCATTTCGGCGTCACTTGTAATGGATGCAGACGTACGATAAGCCGGGGATCCCTTTTAAGGATTGCCGCAAAGGAAGAAGTTTAAATCAGTTACATTCCAATGAGTTACGAGCTAAGTTAATCCAAGCCGGCGTTGAATACACCGGCGAAGAAACTAAAGAGGACCTTGTAAACCTCGTTAAAAAACACAAGTTATAAAGATAAGGGGGCGGATAACACCGTCCCCAACTTTATTAAAAAGGAGAAAACATGACAGACACGGATATTTGCAACATGGCGCTATCTGATCTCGGAAAAGGCACCATTACCTCAATGAACGATAAGGAAGAAAACGCAAGGGCATGTAAGCTCTATTACGACCAAACAAGAGAAACGGTACTCCGGGCGTATCCGTGGAGCTTTGCTCATAGAATTGAAAAGTTAGCCCTGCTTGACAAAGAAATACCCGGATATGATTTTTGTTATGCATATCCGAAAAACTGCTTAAAAATAAATAACATTCGAAACAAACAGATAAACGTACAAGAACACGTTCCGTACGTCATCGTAAATATAGATACGGCTACAAAGGCCATTGCTTGTAATCTACAAGACGCTTACACTGATTACACGGTCGATGAAAAAGACGTACAAGTCATGGATACCTTATTTGTAAGTGCCTTCACACGCCTTTTGGCAGCCAATATGGCCATGCGCCTTACCGGAAATCCGCAAGCCTACCAAATGCAATATCAGTTATTCCAGGCTATTATTCACGATGCCCAATTAAACGACGCAAGAGAAGGGCAAAGGGATGCGGTATATCATAGTAATTACGCAAACACTCGGAGGGTACGATGAACATATATCTCATACAGCCGTCGTTTGCAGCAGGGGAAATATCGCCGTACGTCGCAAACCGGGTAGATTTAGATAAATATAAATCGGCCCTTCTAACAGCTCAAAACTTAGTCATCCGTCCGTTCGGCGGGTGCTATCGTAGACAAGGATCGGAATTTATCGGAAAAGTTAAATACGACGATAAACCGACGGCCCTTGTCGCCTTTAATGCCGGAATAGACGATGCATACCTCCTGGAAGTGGGATATCAATATATCCGTATCTGGGAAGACGGCAAATACACCGGCACAGAGTTATCCACACCGTACGACAATGTGGATAACTTACAATTTACCCAATCGGCCGACACCATGTTTATTTGTTCCGGCGATTATCCGATTCAGTGCCTTCAAAGAACGGCTGCAGGCTGGACGCTTAAAGAGTACGAAATAACAGAGCCTTATTATGATTCAGCTGTACAGACGGTAAACAAAGAAACGTCGTTCACAACACCCGGAACATATACGTTCACACCACAGTTTACAGGTAGATATGATATAGAAATTACAGGAGCTGGCGGTGGTGGAGCTGGAACAACCACTGAACAATACGAAGGGAAACACCATCGAAAATTCTACCTAGCTTATTTGGGAGGACCAGGAGGAAACGGAGAAACAAAAAAAATAACATATATATTAACACAAGGAGAAACATATAACATAACGGTAGGAAAAGGCGGGAAAGGTGGAAAATCGGTATATCAGGAAAGAAAAACAGACAAGGATATATTAAAATCGGAAAATGGAACGAATGGAGAAGAAAGCTCATTTAACGGGAAAACCGCCAAAGGCGGGGGCGGTGGCAAGGCACGAAGAAAAATAAACCAAAGTGAAGACCTCCAAACAGAAAACTACCACGGCACCGCTAAGGGCGGGGCCCCTGGAAACTGCGAAGACGTCACGCACAACCCAACGCAAATAACAGACGGAAAAGACGGCCAAAACGGATACGTAAGAATCACATTCTCCGGGAACAACGAATTAAAGCCCTCGGCTACATCGGGAAATGACGTCACTATTACGGCCACGAAAGACACGTTCACGCCGGGAATGGTAAATAGCCATATAAAACTAACGCAGCAAGCCGAAAATCAATCTGAACGAATTGAAATACAGGCCTCTTCCATTACAGAAGAAACAAAATCTATACGAGTGGGAAAGGCCTGGAAGATTACAACTCACGGCACATGGAAGGGTAAAGTCACGGTTTACCACTCGGACGATAATAAAACCTGGCAAGAATACAGAAGTTATAAGTCAAATAACGACCAGAACTTCACCGAATCAGGTACCGTAACAACACCTACGTGGATGAAAGCGGTAGCCGTAACAGACGCAGATAACGGAAGCGGTAAACTTACCGTAGACTTTTCAAGAAATCCTTACTCAAATGACGGCACGGCTAAAATAACAGAGGTCGTTTCACCGACGGAAGTTAAAGTATCAGTCATTACTGATTTTGCAAACACAGACAAAACCCAGGTATATGCATTAAGTAGCTGGAACGACGATAACGGATACCCTAAAATAGCGTGCTTTTTCCAAGATAGATTAGTCTTAGCAGCCACAAAAAAAGAGCCCTACTCCATATGGATGAGTAGGACAGGAGATTATCCTAATTTCGGTATCGAAAAAGTAGACGGTGGTGTAACCGACGACTCGGCGATTAAAGCAGACCTCATCACTCGTAACGGCTTTGAGATTTTGCATTTAGTACCCGCCAAGGACCTGGTTATATTAACAACAGGTAACGAATGGATTATAGAGGGCTCAAGTGTCATCACGCCGGCCAAAATTAACCCTAGACCGCAAACCATGCGTGGATCTAATACATGCCCTCCGCAGCACATCGGAAATCGTATCGTACACGTACAACGAAGCGGAAAGACCGTAAGAGACCTCGGCTATCAGTATGATGCGGATAACTACAACGGCGATGACTTAACGCTTTTGGCAACACATTTAACCGAAGGCCACAAGCTGGTGTCTTCCGCGTATATTCAAGAACCCAATAGTACCTTGTATTACGTCCGTGACGACGGAGTGCTGCTTTCACTAGCTTTCATTAAAGAACAAAACGTATTCGCCTGGTCGCATCAAAAGACAGACGGCAAATATAAAAAGGTAGCATCCATTCCAAACGGTACAAGCGACGTACTATACGTAACGGTAGAAAGAAACGATAAAACCTATATAGAACGGTTTAATCCCGATATAGAAGCGGCCGTATACATGGATTCGTACATTACAGGCAGCGGTAGCAGCATAAAAGCACTACACCTTATAGGGGAAACCGTACAAGTCCTAGCCGACGGAACAAGGATTCAAGATAGAGTAGTGCCTGAAAATGGCTTAGTGGCCTTTGGCCAGTCGTTTTCAGATATCACAATTGGCCTTGCCTACGAAACAAAAGTCGAGCAGCCGGGCCCTGATATAGGATTAAAAGAAGGCACTATGCAGGCTAGAATCTCAAAGATTAATACCGTCGTGTTAAGAGTAGAAAAATCCTACGGCGGCCATATCGGATACACATTTAAAGATAAGGATATGGACGAATTACGATATGAAGATTACGAAACGTTAGAAACAGGCGATATCGTGCAGCAAATGCCGGTAGCCGATATCGGTAGTAATACCAGGAACCACATTTGCATAAAACACGATGAACCCTTCCCGTTCGAGTTAAACGCAATCATAAGAGAGGTAAGCATAGATGGCGGCATCGTTAAAAGTTACAACGGAGAAATTTAACAAGAAAGATAAAAAGCACCTCCAGGCCGTAAAGTACATAGAAGAACACTTGCGGCCTATCGACAAAAAAGAACTACAAGGGGCTTGTACATCCGTTACCAAATGCGCCATGCACGAATTTTGCGACAATTTTTTGGCGTTCGGCGAAAAGGGCGAACCTATCGCTATATACGGGATCGTAAAATATCCGATAGACGGCTGCCATGCCGTATGGATGGTGGCGACAACAAAAATCAAAAACTACAAAAAAGAATTAATCACAATAGGGTTTAAAGAAATCCATAGATTTACCAAAGAATACGGACCCATAACAAATTATATAAGCATGGATAACGATGAATCACGGCGTTGGCTAAAAAAGGCTGGCGCCGTTTTTGATGCACCGTTTAAAGAAAACGGTATAACGTGGCAGCAATTTGTAATAAGGAGGAATGAGTGATGTGTGGAGTATGGGGCATGATAGCAGGACAAGCCGTCCAGGGCATCATGCAATATAAACAAATAAAGCAAGAAACGAACGCAAAGGTCGCTATGTACAGGCAGCAAGAACAAGCCGCTGAACAAAACGCTAAAATAAGCGAACTACGGCAAGACCAAATCGCCGATAAATACGCAAACGACCAACGTAAACTTGACGACAGGATGCGGTTAATGGCAGGCCAAACAGCAGCCCAGGCTGGCTCATCAAACATGACGCTTACAGGCAGCCCTTTAGATATTCTCATCTCATCGTACGGAACATACCAAGATGACAGCAGTCAATTATTACAGAACCAACGAAACGACGAACGCTCGGAGTTATTTAACCAGTACAACTACGAAAACCAAGCCGCAGGATATAAGGCCTCAGCAGAAAACGCCAAAGCCCAGGGAAAACTAGCCGGTATAGCCACTCTTCTTTCAACGGCTTCCAGCATGTATGGAATTAAACATGAGTATGCCGGGGCTAAAAAGCCTGCCGCCGGAAGCTCTGGAACAGACTATACATTTGATTACAAACCCGACCTTCTAAGATGGTCACGATACGCAAACGCACAAAAGGGGCTATTTAGTTCAAATCCCTTTGGATCTAAGAATTTTAGGGGGTAACCCATGGAAATAAAATCATACAACAGGGCTGTAGATCCTAACGTAGAAAACGCAAACGTACAGGCCACAAATAACATAGAAGCTTTTGGTGGCAATACAACCGGGAACCAATTGATGGGAAAGGCCATAGGGGCTTTGCAGGGACAAATACAGGCATACGTAGATGACCAAATAAGTATGAAGGTCCTTGACGCCACAAACGAATATAAAAAGCGCGTAAATGACTTATTAAACGATCCGGACAGCGGGCTGCTGCACAAGCAAGATACAAACGCCTTAGATATTTTAAAGCAATACCAAGAAGGCGAAGCAAAAATAAGAAGAGAAACAATCGCAAACCTTCCCAATTACGAAAAGGCGCACAGGGCTTTTAACGCCATGGCGGACGAAAATAATCTCACTAAAACAAGTGCCGTTATGCAAGACCAATACGAAAAAACAACGACTCATAGAAACGAAAGCGTAGCAAGAGCCGTGGCAGACGTTACAGACACGTCGATGGAAACCAATACATTAGAAAATGCCTATTCGTCACTTACGCAAATAAGAGGCATCGTGTATAGCCAATATAAAAACATATACGGCGAAGAAAAGTTGGATGAGATGACAAAAAAAGCCGCAACAACATTTGTGCAGCAATGGGTTTATAACAAAATTAAAAGCGGCGACGAATCAGATTATGAAGATGCGTATAGTTTTATCGACAAGGCCTCCCCATTTGTTTACGACGCCGACATCACCAAGTTAAGAACAGAATTAAACGTACGAAAGCGCGAACACGACATGATGGATATCGCCAAAGAATCCTTTAACCTCTTTCCAAACGACCCTAAAAAGCGCGAAGAGCATATACGCTCAAAAATGACATACACCGTAGAAGAAGGTGGCGGCGGCAAAACGGGTGACACAACCCTCGAAATGATTGCTGCCGTAGAAACCAATAATGACGACTACAACCTAGTTAACGACTCCGGACATTTCGGAAGATACCAATTTTCACCCAGTACCTACGCCGAAGAAGCGCAAAAAATAGGCATAGACCCGAACGACAGGTCGCCGGAAGCACAAGATAAAGTAGCGGCTCAATACAAAAAGACGTTAGCTGAATGGATAGGTTCGGACAACGAAGATGCACTTATTATCGCGTGGAATTTCGGACCGGCCGCCGGCAAGGCATGGCTTGATAAAAAAGACGGTTTTTATCTTGATAACGATTTTTATACATGGGATGACGCACCGCCGGAAAACGCTTCCGTAAACGACCGATTAGCCAAAGCTCATAAAGCAAAAGAGAAGATAGGAGCTAGTGGCTCAAACATCCAAAACGCTATAAACCAAGGCGTGCAATGGACAGGAAGCGCTCCGCTTACAAACGGCAAAGTGGCGTGTGTGGAAGCGGCGTGCAGCATTGGAGCAGCATACTCCCCCACATTAAAAAAATTCCACGATGACAATGTAGTGAATGTAGATGTTCTGGTTAATAGAGCCAAAGAAGCTGGTATGGCGGTAATCCCTTACGATCCGTCGAAAGTAAAGCCGGGTTCAATTATCGTATACGACGATGTAGGGGGCGACACCCAAACTCACGTCATGATTGCAGAAGAAGGCGGAAAAGTAGTAGGCAATATGTCTAGCAACAATAACGGCGAAGGCGGCGTGGCAGAAGCAAGTAACGCAGATTTTGACCCGCAGCACCTAAAACCGACACAAATCATAATCCCGAAAGAAGCCGAAAACGCTAAAACGACAAGAACGCGCGTTAAATATTCAGAAGAAGAAGTACAGCACATGCTAAAAATCGCAGACACCTACCAAGCCCAAGCCACAAAAAACGAAGAAATTGCAAACGACGGACTGGTAAAGGCAGGCCTTCAAGAAATGCAATTAGCCCACGAAAACGGAACACTAACTTACGAATTAGCAATAGCCGTAACCGAAAAATACGGCAAGGGAAACCCTAAAGTATATGCTGCCCTAAAGGGAGCTATAGGAACATATATAGCGGCACCTAGAGCAGCGGGAGGCGGAAGCGGCGGGTCCGGAGGTGGCGGCAGAGGACAAGGCGGAAGATTAGATATATGGAAATCTTTAATTGGAAGCAAGTTCACCTCGATGAATGGGTTTATATCTTATTGTGTAAGCAGTGGAATCACCCCAACACCGGCAGAGCAAGAAAGTATGCAAAAAAGCATTCAAGATTTCAACGCCGGAAGCGGCGAGTGGAAACCCGAATTTCAAATCACAGAAGAAAGATTGGCCGCTAGAACCGGCATAGATAAATCAGAATTCAGCAACCAATTTGATATGGTCCAACGGGCGACAGCCGCAAGAGCCGCAGACTTTCAAGCAAAAAATGGAAGGGCGCCGACGGAGGACGAAATATATTCTATAGCAGCGCAGTTAATTTATAGCGACGATACTTATGGAGGAAGATCCGAGGCAGCAGCACTTCAAGCCGGAGTAAGCAAAATCGAAACCGCGTACGATGACAACGGACAAAGAATGGCCCACATAACATTCACAGACGGAGGAACTATGGACGTATACCCGCAATATGTACAACCTCTTATTAATGGTGAAAAAACAAGATATGACTATGAAATCGGAAATTACGATTAAAAGGAGATAACATGGCAGAATATCGGTTCGACAATTTTAAAATCGATGCGAATAATCCCACGGGAGAAACACCTAGTAGCGACGTATTAAATTTAAATAACGACGGCTTAGGTTCCCAGGAAGGAATGGCCCAGGCCAATGCCGAACTGCAAGAAAAATACAATAGCATCAATCAGCAGGTCGCAAGCGGACAAATTAAGCAAAAACCGCAAATGAATTATCAGCATCAAGAATCGAACTGGACTCCCCAGCAAGAAGAAAATGATGGGATAGGGACTAAAATATATAACGGCCTTCTTGCAATTGGTAACTGGGAAGTAAATAGCGCCATGGACGTATACCGAAACCTATTTAACCCGAATGCAAGAGCCATGAATCAAGCCAAAACGTATGCCGACACACTAGGCCTTTCGGCTCAATTTTTAATGGACAATCCCGACGCATACAATACAGCAGAGGAAATATACAACAAAAAAATGGCGGCAAGATTCTTGGGCGGCGTGAAATTTTCGACAGCAGCCTTAGATGACATGTATCCGGAGCTTGCGGAAATTCGTCAAAAAGACCCGGTAAGCGCAGCCATGGCCCTACAAGATTACGAAGATGTTAAAAATACCAGAAGCATTTTCGAAGTAGTAAAAGACGCCTTTAATTCCGGATCGGATATGGTAAAGCTTTCTGACGCACAAATGCGTGCATATAACGGAGAAAGCATAGATTCCGTACGGCCTGACGTAGATAAACTCACAGACGAATTACGGGCATATCAAGAGCCTAATAAATACGAAAGAACCTTATACGACACCATTCAGCAGCTCACCATCATGGGAACCCAGGCGGCAAGAGCTACCAAAAGAGCCGCGCAAGGGGCCGCCATGGGTATGGCAACCTCGGCCGTAACGGCAGGTGGCGCAGCCGCAACAGGAATTGGGGCAGCCGCAGCACCGGCTATTTTATTAGCGGGAGCTACAATAGGGGCTGCAAACGGTATGCGTGTAGGGATGTTCGAACAATTCGAACAGCAAAGTGCAGCCGCAAGATACTGGGAATTAATGAATAACCGTAAGGGCGAATATAGCAGAAACCATGCTCTTGTAGATTCGACCGTAACGGGTGTTGTAAACGGCGCTATTGAACTGGGCCTTATGGAAGTGGGATATAAACCTATAACAAAAGCCTGGGGCGGGCAAGCCGCTAAAAGCATATTAAATAACGCCGCAGCTAGAATGGCTATCATTGATGCGGGAAAAGAAAGCATCGCCAAACTTTCCGCACAGGCAGCCATGAAACAATTCGGTAGAAGTACGGCCGCAGAACTTGCAGAAGAAGGCGCGCAGCAAGCCTCCGAAGACCTTATGGATAATGCCGAATATTATCTGTACAAAAAAGGTGCTCCGCATACCACAACGGAGATTATAGGAAACGCCGTTGACGCTATGGTGCAGGCCGTCCCGGCAGTAGTAGGCATGGGAGCTATGGGATCTATAACGCACGGCGTAGGAAACTACCGTGGCATGAGAGCTATTGCTGCTATTAAAAACGAAGACTGGAAACAAGAATACAGAAGAACAGTCGAACAACAGACCATTGAAGCGTTAATGGCCAACAAAGCCCAAAACAAAACCGCACAAAAAAATCCGGAAGTATATAAAAACGTCGTGCAAGAACAGGCCCGTCTTGCCGGCGTACAGAACATGTACGTCGATGCACAAGAACTCTCTAAAACGGATAAGGGCGTAGACGTTTTAAACGATATGGTAAACCGTGGAATCATTACAGGCGAACAAGTAGATAAATCCATTTCAACCGGAGCGGATATTGTAATCCCTACAGGCACCTTTGCGCAGCTTGCTGATGAGTCCGTGGATACCGATACTTTGATGCGGGCAACGACGATGGCCAAAAACGGCGTTCACCGCGCAGCCTTAGAAGAAAAAGCCAAACGAGTGGAAGCGATCCGTGAAGAACTTTCAAATTTAGCCCAAAATAAAAAAGATGTTCTATCCAAGGAACTCATGGAAGAACATTTTAGTGATGCGGACGATATAACAAGAACGGCCGCCGAAAGCGTCATCTATAAAAATCCGCACGATTTAAATAAAAGCTATAAAGAAGCTCTGGCAGATGCTAGAAAAGAATATGAAGACGCACTGGGCTTTGATGCTTACTGGAATTACAAGCCGCAGGGCGTTGGCATTATGTACACCGACGAAGAAAGCCGTCAAACAGGCCGTGGAATCAGAGTCTCCAATAATGACTACTGGTACCAGGATATGTATAAAAAGCTGGGCCGTAAAGCGACAAGAGAAGAAATGCTCGATATCGCGTACGAAGACCAGATGAAAGAATTACAGACCCTGGCTCCGGAAACGGCCGACGAATTTGCACAAAACACAAATTCCCTAAAGGCAAAATACGAGGCATTGCAAGGCCTAAAGGATAAATTCGAAGAGTTAGCCAAGAGTGATTACGCAGTTAAACAATCCCTCACCAAGGAAGGTTATGAAGTATACAACGAAGTATTAAATAAACTTCAAGACGGCAGCGAAAAATCCAAATTAGCTGCTAACGAAAACGCTTTCATATACGCTCGCATGGCTGAAAGCTGGGCGAAAATCCGCAACGAATATGGCGATACGGCCTATACGGCCAAAGATTTTATGACAGAACATGCGGTGAATATTGGCAAAACAAGAAATAAAAACGAAGGACTAAAGATATTCACACAAAGAGAACTACACGACGCCGAAGCACAGCTAAAGAATGATATTGAAAAATGGGGAATAACAATTGACACCCTACCCAAAAAGAAGGCTGGATCTCGGGTTGTTGTAACGAAACACACTCCAATATCATTAAGACTTATTAATACCGCAGACAGAGAAATTAAAATGGATGTCTGGAAAATAAGAAAGGTAAAAGAAGATCACCCAAACATGGATGATACCATGCTCAAAAACATACCAGCAGCACTTGATGATCCGATTGCAATATTCGAATCAACCACACACCAAGGGAGCTTAGTAATAATAACCGACCTGAAAAACGATGAAAATAAAGCCAACGTCGTCGTTCCAATCGTGCTTGATATTAAGGACAAGAAGCAAGAGGCACTGATCCATCTATTAACCAGTGCATACCCCAGGCAAAATAAATTAGGAGAAATACAAAAAGACTGGTTTAGAAATCAATTCGAAGGGAAAAACCAGCGAATGCCGGACAAAGAGAATCGTCCGGCCAAAGCGTACTATTTAAACAAAAAAAAAATCACTGAATGGTACTCCGCAAATGGGGTGCAATTCCCCGTGTCGGGCTCGTACCAAATCAGTGATTATTTTGATTACAGTATAGCAGACGAAAACGACTTACGCAATACCAAAGAAGGGAAAATATTAAGCACTAGACAGGGCACAACCTTTGACCAACGCGCATGGCACGGAAGCGGTATGGACTTTAACGAGTTTAACCTGGAAAAGGCCCTTACCGGTGCCGGGGATATGGTGCACGGCTGGGGGATTTACACAGCCAAAAACAAAAGGACAGCCCAGGCATATAAAAAACACGCCAAAAGCAAAGGGCTGCCGTCGTACTTATACGAGGTAGACATTCCCGAAGACGAAAACCTTCTTGTAGAAGAAAAACGGTACCAAGAACAGCCGTCCGAAATACAAGAAAAGCTTGCTAGAACAATATCGGGCTTGCCGGATAAGCAGCAAAAGGCATTCTGGGAAAAGTTATTACACAACGAAATACGGACATTACCCGAAGAGACCGAAGCGTTATCAGATCTGGATAAAGCGAAAGATAAGGTAAAGCAATTAGAAGTAGCGGCTAATGGGCTCGAAAATACCGACAAACCTAAGTTTAAAGAAAAAATAGCCATAAAGCACCTTAAAGCCCTTGGGTATATCGAAGAGCAAATTAAAGACCGGGACTTCATGCGGGCGGAAAAGGAAAAAGAAGAAAAAGTCCTTGCCGCTGTAAAAAAAGAAGCCCAAAAAGCCGAATCATCCATACAAAAAAGAAAAGACGGCATCTTAGAAGCGGCAATTCAAGATCCCAAAGACGCCTTAACAAGAAGCGTCAGAACCGGTAAGGAAATCTATAGATACCTATCAGCATCGCTCGGAAACATGGAAGAAGCCTCGCAGCACCTAAATAAAAACGGAATTGAAGGCATATCCTATTACGACAGCGAAGACGGCGATTGCGTAGTGGTATTTAACGACAAGGCAATAAACATAGTCAATCAGTACAACCAGCGCGCATGGCATGGTACGCCTTATGATTTCGATGCCTTTAGTTTATCGGGCATAGGTGGCGGCGAAGGAAACCAGGCGCATGGATGGGGGTTGTATTTTGCCCAGAACAGAGAAGTTTCGGAGGCATACAAAGAAATATTCGGTGATAAGGGGAGTACCGTTGAATTAAACGGAGAGGTATGGACAGTCAACGAATCAGGAGACTGGGAGACGACCGGAAAAACCGCAAAATATGGAGAGGCAATAGGGTATGCCTTAGATGCCTTAGAAGAACACAGAACAAAAGACGCTGCAATAAACAGTCTACAGAAAGACTTAAAAGAGGGAAAATTCCGTGGAGCATATATAGCCGAAGCCCAAAAGGCTGTTAATATTTTACGTCAGGGCGAAGCGAAAGGGCATAAAGGCGGTAGGCTGTTGGAAGCTGAAATCCCGGACACGGATGTACTATTAGATGAGCAAAAATCGTTTAATGAACAACCGGAAAAGGTGAAAAACGCATTAAGCGAGCTTATATCCAATACAGGCGAAGGCCAATTATCAAGAAGACTGTTTAAAAACGCCACCGGGAAAAGAATATACGAAGTGCTAAGTAATCTGTACGGAGACGATAAAAAGGCATCGCTAAAGCTAAACGAATTTGGGGTTAAGGGAATTACATACAAGGGCACACAAGACGAACGTTGTTATGTGGTGTTCGATGACAAAGCAATTACAATACGTAACAAATACGACCAAGAAATAAAAGCCTCATATAATTCCGCAACAGGCGCCATTCACTTATTCGACGGAGCAGACCAATCCTCATTTGTTCATGAAGCGGCACATATGTATCTTACAGAAATGAGTAAAATGGCCGTAGACGAAGCGGCACCCAAGGGCTTACTGGAAGACTGGAGCGCCATTCAAGACTGGGCGACATATAAGCCGGAAGATATGAAGGACTACGAAGGAACAGCAAGAGAAAAAGAATTTAAATCCTATGCCAAGGCTATTGAAGACGCTCGTAAAAGTGGTGACGCTATAGCCATTCGTGCTGCCGAAGAACGCTGGATGCAAGAACGATTTGCCCGCGGCTTTGAACGCTATATAGCCGAAGGAAAGGCTCCGACACAGGCCTTACAAAGTGCATTCAGAAAGTTTAAATCCTGGCTCGTATCAATTTATAGAGATTTAAAAAACCTCGGTAAAGAACCGCCGGAAGACGTAAAGCGCGTCATGGATCGGATGCTTGCGACTAATGACGAAATAGAAGCCTGGGCCAAGGCCAAAGAATTAAACGCCTGGGACAAGAAGGGCTTTTCCGGGGACTTAACAGGCTCAGAAGGAGACATGATTAAGCGCTGGGCCGAAGATGCCAAAGAAAAAGCCAAGGAACGAGTGCTAAAAGAATTGATGCGGCAAGAGGAAAACCAATGGCGAACGGATTTAGAAAACAGCCTCGAAAAAGAACGCATCGATTACGAAAAACACCTGGTCGATGAAAATCCGATATACGGCCAAGAATTGGTTTATAGGGAAACTGGCGAACAATTTAAAGAAAACTACCTAAAAACGATTGGGTACGACTCGAAAGAATCGTTCGAATCAGCCATTGAAAAGGCAGGCGGTCCGCTAGAAGAACGTTCAAAGGCATTCATGAAAAATCGTCGTAAAGAGTACGAAGAAATGATGCCGACATCCGAAGACTTTAAAAACGCAGCCGACACGGAACTTGCCTCGACAAATGCCCAAATGAGACTTTCACAATTAGAAGCCTATGCGATAAAGCGCAAAGTAAATGGATACGTCGCAGAAGCGGTTAAGGCAATGCGTGAACTTGACGCCCTGGACGGAAAATCCGAAGAAGAAATTACAGCCGGCATTAAGGAAATTCTAGGCGTAGACGACGAGGAAGCAAAGAAAGGCCGTCAAGTGGCCTTAATGCTTTCTAAAAATGAAGAAATACAAAAGCTTAAAGAGCGGTTGAAAGCTGCCAAAGAAAAAGACAAAGAGCATAGAGCCTCGGCAAAAGAAGAATTAGCCTCGGCTAAAGCGGCATTAAAAGAAGCTATGCGTGGGTTAAATACGGCAAGAGACATTACAGCCGGTAGTTACACCAAAACTCTTCAAGTAGCCCGTGAAGAATTAAGTAAGATGACAGTAGCCGAAGCCACGACCTGGCGGCATTGGGAAATAAAGGCTAAGCAAGAAGGAAATAACGCCGACAAGCTAATGGCAGCAGGGGCCTTTGAAGAAGCGGCTATCGCCAAGGGAAACAGCCTTAAATACTACTGCATGAGTAGAGCGGCCAAAGACAACCAGGAATATGTAAGAACAAAGCTCGAAGGCTCAACGGGCCGTGTAGACATGCAGCAAGAAGCTATGGACGGCATAAAGGGCATGATTAAGCGAATTAGTAGAATGGAAAACCCGGTACGCCTGGATCCGAACAGCCGGTATATGATCCAGCACCTGGCATATATTACAGGAATCACTGAAAAAGACGGCATTAAGCCGTTAAACGAAAAAGGCGAACCCGTAGGCATAAATTGGGAAAAGGTCTATGGAGATTTAAATCCGGATTATGCCATGGACAAAGAAACCGCGCCGAATCCCGATAAAATCGTGGCACCGTGGCTTAGAATCTTAGCTGAAAGTAAGGAACGTAAAGACTATAGCGAAATGCAAATGGACCGGTTCCAAGATATGGTTGAAGCCATGAACGTTTTATATAAGGCTTCAAGAAGAGATTACGAAGCCACAACCATTAAGGACAGAAGCGGCAAAGTCATAAGCCAAGAAGAAGCGGCTATGAAGCTTGTTCAAGCTATCGGCGTAGATAATGAATTTAATCCGTTGCAAGACTCGAATAACCAAACCGATACTAAGTCCAAGGTTAAAAGCCTGGCAAAAGACGCTTTGTTATATCTCACTAAAGCCGAAACCCTCTTTAACCGATTTGGCGGTGACTGGATGCAGCTCGTGTACGAGCCGATAAACCAAGGGGCCAATAAAGAGCTTACAATGCGGCAAGAGGCGTGCAAGGTATTCTCCAATATTTACAATATGTACTCGCTCGAAGAATGGCAGGCGATGAGATCCGACAGAGTCTTTACTATCGGGCTTACGACAAACTTCACAAGAGAACAATTAATTTGCATGGCCTTAAACTGGGGCAACAAAGAGGGCCGTAAGCGCGTACTTTCAACCATTAATAAATCGGCTAAAAACGAAGCGGACGTCATCGACGAATACACCATGCAAAGCGTGTTAGAGTCATCACTTACTGATAAGGACTGGAATTTTATTGAAGCCATCTGGACGCAGCTTGATTCGTACTGGGCAGAAAGAAACAAAGTCCAAGAAAACCTATACGGACAGGGCCTCGGCAAAGTACAAGCGCTGCCGTTTAATATTAACGGCCGGCAGATAAAAGGCGGTTACTACCCGATAGTATACGATCCGAAGTTAAGTATAAGAGCCTCGGACCTTGCAGCTGATGACATCGTAAAACAAGCCCTTTCGGGAAGCTCGACGTTTGGAATCGGCATGGGAAGCACAAAGTCCCGCGTAAGCGAAGTAAAAGGACAGCAGCTCGCCTTACGCCTCGACGTATGGCCGCAGGCCGTAACGGAAGCCATCCACCACATCGCCATGCGCGAAGCGGCAACCGACGTATATAAGCTCATTACGCACCCGGCTGTACAACAAGCCGTACAACAAAGATACGGCATGGAAACGTACAACATGATCCGCCAGTGGTCAAAAGATGTGTGGAAAACGGATGTTCAAAAAGCCGATATCATAAATCGCACTTTAGAACAGATGCGTAAAAACTCGGCCTTTGCTGTAATGGCTATGAGAACAGGGACGGCCCTTCTAAACGTTCTTAACGTCTTTCCGATGATGCACCAAATAGGCAAGATGAATACCTTAAAGGCCATTACTAACTTTGGGCTAGGTTTCTACAAGGGAACGGACACATACGCTAGAAATCGGCAGTTCGTGTTTGATAAATCCCCCATGATGCGCGACCGTATGAATACAATCGATAGGGATATGCAGCAGGACATGAAGCTAGAGGTAGGTCAAGACACCTCACTCATTAGAGAACGGGCCACACACGCCAAAGAAAAGTTCAATCGCTTTGGGTATTGGTTCATTACAGAAACAGATCTCATGTTCTCAATGGCCCTTTGGAAACACGGATATGATGAGTCCATGAGAAAACAAATCGAAGCGGGCATGACGGACGTTAAGCAAATGGAACAAAACGCCATTTCCGACGCTGACACAAACGTAAGAGCGGTATTTGGAAGCGGTCAAGTAAAAGACCAAGTGGCCATGCAGCGCAAGAACACCCTAGTGGGACAGTTGACGCCGTTCTATAGCTACAGCTCAACCGTATTAAATGCCCTCATTAAGGCAGGTTACAGAGTAAAAGACCATGGAGATTACATGGCGATTTTTAACGCCACTCTCTACTGGGTAGTCTTACAGACGCTTGCTGAAACCGTTTATAGAAGCGCCGTCGCCGGAGAACTAGACGACCCGGACAAAATGCTCCGCCGCCTGGGAATCACGACCGTAAGAAACGTAGACCAGGGCTTCCCGGTAGTCCGTGATGCTTTAGAGGGCGTCATGAATCACTTCTTACTAGGAAGCGACCAAAATAATTCACCTCTCGCTATTACAGCTATTGACGAACTTGTAAAGGCAGCACAAGCAGCCGGAAACGAAAAGAAAGACTTTACCGACATAGGCCGTTCGTTATCGCGCGTTGCTAACCGTACCTGGAAATTTTCCGATACGCTATCAGATGGATTCTGGAACCTTGTGAGATTTTCACTTGTTGACACGGACCGAAGTGTCCAGGAACTTATTACCACGACGATTTTTGATAAAAGGTACAAGACACACGAAGAACGGGTACGCCAAGACAAGAAAAAAGCTAATGAACAAAAAAGAAAGGACAAACGCTAATGATAAGTAAAGACAAAACCACAATCACGTATAAGGGGGACGGGGTTACAACCTCGTTCCCTTTCCCTTATCAGTACAGAGCAGGCGAAGATATTAAAGGGTATTTACTGGTAAACGGAAAAGAAATGCCGATTGTAGCAAACTATCGTTTCGATACGGTAGAAAACAAATTCATCTATCCCGTAAACGGTGTGCCGTTATTTGCAACCGACACCTTAGTTATTAAGAGGCAAACGCCGATTGAACAAAACGCCGATCTTCCCGATAAGTATCCGTATAACACAGTTGAGACGGTAGCCGACAACCTTACTCTCATTGCCCAGGAACAAGAAGCAAAAATTAAGGGCATTGAAAATATTCGTAATGATTTGACTGAAACAACGGAACGCGCCACTAAAATGGCCGATAGGGTTTTAAACGCCATATCAAACGGGTACAACGTGGCACAGAATCAGTGGGCTCCGTTCGAATACATAAATCCCGCCGAAAAAACCATAAAAGAATTAAAAAAAGAAATAGACGAGTTCAAACTGGCAGCACAGCGCATGGGAGCCGAAAATGGAACTAGAGTCATTGCCAAAGCTTGGTTTGACGTCGAAGATTTTATTAAAAACGCCAAAAACGAGGCATATGTCATTAACTACGGGCCACAAGTAGACCTTGTAATAGGCGTAGAAAGAAACGCAGTTATCATACAGACCGAAGACAAAACCTACCGATTAATAGACGAATCGGTAGGATATAAGGTACAAGAGGTCATGGAAGCGGCCGTCGGTAGCAAGGGCGCTGCCATAGATACCAACATTACCGGCACTGCCAAGACGGTAAGCATAGAGCCCGTAACAAACGTAAATGAAGCGGTGACGCCTGGAAGATACATTGGAGAGGGAATCACAATTAGCAATGAAACGTTTCAAGGATACGTATTAGATGTCCTAATGCTGGAAGACACAATTTTCCAAACGCTCACCACCCTAGACGGCAGAGTGTTCGTAAGAAAAAGCGATACAAAACCTATCACAACGTCCTGGACAGAGCCTTATAAAAAAGACGTACTAGTAGAAGGGAATACCGCTCGATTCGGCAAGGCGAAAATCGAACTTACAAATACCGGTAGCCTTAATGTGAAAGATATAACCGCTCCGGACAAAGGAGGTGAACTAGCGTTAAGGAGCGAGTTAAACAAGGTATCAGATTCTATTAGCGGACACAAAGCACCGGTTATGACACCGCTAATTGATTGGGAGGCGATGAAACGGCAAAATTCTAACAATGACGTAAGGAATATTAATAACACCAGCACCGGCATTGTAGGAACCAATACAAATAACCCGATCCTGCTAAAGGAGTCATACAAAAACTATGACAAAGTCGTAATTATCGCAACAGATACCCAGGGCAGATACAGGCTTCCAGTAACCTACGAAACATGGCTGCTTGCCTTTTTGTTCGACCAAAAGAACGGATTTTCTTTATTTGACGTATATAGTTTCATGTGGAAATTAACGTCAACAACCAACACGTCGAACCCGTCAACAGATACGCAATGGAGACAATACGAAAAGAATTGCGGCATCATCGAAATATACGGGATTAAATACGAAAGGACGTAAATACAAATGTTCTATTTAATTAAAGACAACAAGGTAAAAAGCATGTGCATGAACAAAGAACCGCTCATCGGGCTGGACGGAGAAATCCTTGAAGGCGATGCACTGGACCCGTCAACAGTCGCCGTAAAGGACGGCAAAGCAATCCAGAAAATCGATATCCCTGAAACAGCACCGGAAGAAGAAGTAAAGCTGGATGCCGTAACCGTTCTGGAAGCTATTGTAGATATTCAAGAAGAAGTAATGAATAATTCATTAACGTTAGCATCGCTTAAAAATAAGGAGGAATAATCATGGTATTAAAAAAATATATGATAAGTGCATACGGAAAATTAGTATTAGCCGGAGTCTACACATTAGATGAAAACGAAACCGGAAAGAAATTAGTACCTGAACCGTACCAGGAAGCGGTCGCTGAATGGCTGACAGCTAGAGAAGAAAAAAAGGAGTAGGACGTGGAATTCATGGACGAACTAGTTACGAGGATACTGTTAAACGTATCTCATGAACATGTTCTTGATATCTGCAACGTAATCCTACTGGTATTAATTCTCTTAGTGGCCGATGCCTTCTTACGTATCATTGCGGAAGTATTTCAATATAACAAAGACCACAACAGAAAGAACACAACCAAAACCTTCATCACAACTCTTATATGGTATGGCTGGGGTCAAGGCGACTACATCGACGCTAACACCGGAAAAATTAAAAGATATCTTATGAGCGAAAAGTTAAGAAGCAGCATGTTAAAAAAGATATGTATATTCTATCCGGCGTGGTTTTTCTTATCGATTGCATGTGTATCTCTTCCGGATACCGTGTTTATCGGAGTCCGTGGGGATGAATTATTGGCCAATATATTCATGTGGTGGCCCGTCGCCTCGGAACTTTCGTCAATCATCGAAAACCTAAGAGAAATTGATACCTACCATTTCGTAAGAATTAAAAACATGTTCATTGAAATAAATAAAATGAGGAAGTGAAAAAGTGATAGACAAAATTAATATCGCAGACCTGGTAGTCATTACAGGCCTCGTAACGGGGCTTGTGATGGCTATTTTATTTAGCTTAAACGAATTGGCTATGTCTATTGCCTCTGGTCTCTTGGGATATATCGGGGGATCGAAACTTTCACCGCACAAAGAAAGGAGTGATGACAAATGAGAGAAGTAACCTTAGAAGAAATTAAAAACCTAGCCCGTGAAGCCTACTGGGACTTATGGAAAGGTGCCCGTAGTATGGGCCGTGACGTCAAACTCTACATTCATTGGACGGGCGGTCGCTATAACCAGACTTTTAGTGACTACCACATCAACATCACAAGTGAAGGCCGATGCTTTATCTCGACTGAAAATTTTGCCGAGGTCAAAAATGCAACATACATGCGAAACACCGGCAGCATTGCCATTACGCTTTGTTGCGCTTTAGACGCCATAGGCCCGGACAACCTCGGACCGTACCCGCCGACGGAAGCACAGATCAACGCCGTTTCACAAGTCGTATGCGTTTTAGCCGATGCACTGGACCTTACAATTGATGCGGACCGGGTTATGACACACGCCGAAGCGGCCGACAATATCGACGGGCTTTACACCCACGATAATTACGGACCGGATTCAACATGTGAACGCTGGGACCTTTGGGTATTACGTGAAGGAGAAGAACCGGGTACCGGCGGACAACAAATCAGAGGAAATGCCAATTATTATAGACACCATAAATTATTAGCCAACGTGTAAAGGAGAAACCATTATGAATAAGAACGAAATTATGAACATGCTCGCAAAAGAAGCCGCACAAGTTGCAAAAGAACAAGCAACGGCAGCCCTTAGCTTGTTATCGGCAAACGACTTACGGCCGATTGTAGAAGAACAGTTAAAGACAATTATAGGACCCTTGCAGCAAGAAGCGGAAACCACAAGCTCCGTATGGGTAAAAATCAGAAACCGTTTCTACATTCGCATCATTAACAACGCGATCGATAATATCATTAAAACAATCCAGGACGGCCTGGACGGATTAAATAAGAAATAAGTTGTTGTAAATTATGCAACAACTTATTTAAGCAAAACCACTTTTGTTAAACTAAAAACAAAAGTGGTTTAACAAATTGGCGTTTCCTTAAACAACTCAATAAGAACCAAAAGACGGATTCTTGGAACTTAACCTACGTTAAGACCCGGAATCCGTCTTTTTTGATACTTAGTCATATTAAAAAGAATAAAAACGTCATAAAAACCAAGGGAAATACAAAAAAACAGCTACATTTTTCCACAGAAAAAGAGTGAATCTCCAAAATAAGCGCTGTTTTAAGCCACAACGAGATTTAAACAACGACGCATAAAAGATACATGAATAAGAACATAAAACGCCTTACAAGTGATTCTGTGAAGCAGTTTTCGAAGAAAAAAACAAATAAAAAATACATTAATAAATTTCAAAGAAAATATTTGACAACTCACGCAATGCGTGATATGCTTTAATCAAGATAAAGACAACGAATTGCCCAAGAGGCGAAAGGAGAATGAAAAATGGAAGAAACAACAAGATACTTCGTAGCAGCGAGCTACCCGTTCGACAATGCGGATGCCTGGGATTGCGAAACCAAAGAGGAAGCAATTAAGCTGTTCGAGGAATTAAAAAAACAGGTCGTTGAATCCGACAACGCCGTAAAGCTCGAAATCAAAGACCGGCAACGAGATTACCGAGTAATTGAATACTTCATCAATCGCCGGCAGATGTTCAGCATTGATGAACTAAACGACTATGAGAATACTCTCATAGCGTGGG